ACTCTTTCTCCAGTTTGTCGTACTTGGCCCGCAAATCATCGGGCATCTCGATCTCCACGTTGTTCACGATCAGATCGGGTAGGGGGTTGTAGTCCTCGGCTGACATCTCCAGCGTGATGTCACCGATCAGCTTCTTGATGGTGTCCTCGGTGTCCTCATACGGCACCTCTTTGTACGGCCCCACCTTGCGGTAGAACCGGGTGCGGAAGGTGGTCTTGCTGGTGCCCAGACGCTCACCCCGATCCACCACGAGGAACTGACCGTGGAGGTCTTTGTAGCCGTTGCTGGCCGGGGTGCCGGTGAGGCCCGTGGTCCAGTCGAACTTGTCCGCGATCTTACGAAACGCCTTGACCCGGTTCGTGCTGGAGTTCTTCATCTTGCTGATCTCGTCCCAGATGATCCCGTTGAACGGCATCGGGCGATCCTTCTTGACGAAGTAGGTCTGGAGAGTCTCGGCCAGCCAGCCGAGGTTCTCGTAGTTGATCATGTACACGTCAGCAGGGCGCAGCAACGCCCGGGTGCGCTGGTCCTTGGTACCCGCCACCATGCTGAACCGCAGGTGTTTGGTGTGCTCCCACTTCGCAGCCTCTTGCCGCCACACCAGTCGGATGACTCGGATCGGGGCCACGATGATCACGCCGCGCAGGAAGCCGGTGTTGATCAGGTGCGCGAGGCTGGTCAGCGTGATGACGGTTTTGCCCAGACCCATGTCCAACCACAGCATCGAGTTGGCATGGGTGCATTGGAAGTTGACCGCCTTCTTCTGGTAGTCGTGGAGCAGGTCAGGTGTCAGCATACATCACCGGAATAGTCGTGCGAATTTCTACACCACCGTGTTCAAAACAAAGAGTGTTGCCAGAGATGCGAACACGAATGAGGTGTTTTTCACCCCAACTCAATCCAAACCACGCAACAGCGTTTTTGAAATTTTCATAAAAAGTTTCAGCGTCCATGTCAGCATCCCATCACCATTACGTCGATCATCAGCTTACCCTCGTCCACGTTGTCAATCACGAACACGTTGACCATTTGCTGGCGCAGCCTGTCATGCTCACGGTACTGTGCTGGTGTGGGCACTTGACCCTTGCGCTTGAACTCGCAGAACCACATGCGGCCATCGGGTCCAATGAACAGTCGATCAGGTACAGCGGCGCGGTTGGGGCTGGTGAACTTGTAGGCCAGCACACCTTTGCTCTTAGCGTAGTCGCAGACCTTGGCTTCAATCTGTTTTTCCAGCATTGCACTCTCCGTCCAGTTTGCGGTTCTCCAACTCGATCAGCAACTCGATGTAGTGCTTTGCTTTTTCCAAATCAGCGATGCCGTTCTTCTTGCGCCAGCGGCTGATGTACTTGATCACATTGCCCTCAAAATACCCCAGCGCGTTGGCATGGATGTACTCGACGGGTTGAATCGGCAGGTCTTTGTAATGGTTACCGGCCACTTGTTTGCTCAGTGCTGTCATTCTGTTCCACTCCTCAAGTTCTTCAATGGTTACCTCAGTTGTCATGCCAAGCCCAGACATAGCTTCTCCACTTCTCTGACGTAGTAATCAAAATCCACCGGCAGTTTTCCGGCGTCCTTGATGTCGTTGCAAGGCTGGACACCCCAGCCCGACTCGACACCGATCTTGCGCCACTCGGTCTTGCCCTTGAGCGGCGGCATCCACTTGAACAGACGGCCACCGCCTTCAGCGATGTAGTAGCGCGTGATGTTCTGCAACTGCTGGGGCTGCTGACCGTCCCACTCGATTGCCAGATAGCTGCTGCGGGGCACCTTGGTGCGCAGCATGAAGTCCATGATCTCGGGCCACTGCTGCACGGTCTGCCGGATCGGCGCACCCTCGACCAATACCTTCTCGGCCACTTTGGCGACCACCAGACCACCGGCGTTCTGGTGCCAGCCCATCTTGTACTCGTAGGCACCTTTGCGCTTGACAGTGGGGTCACCGGGTTTGACAAACGCCGGATCGAACACGCCGATGTAGTTGTTGACATCGCGGATCATCATGGCCTTGTAGATGGCTTCCTCAAGGTTCAGGCCAGTGCGCTCCTGCCACGCCATGCGGGCCAGATCGACGAGCACCTTGTGGGTGCGCGGCACCCGAACGGTCAGACCGTCCGTGTTCACTTGGATCAGGCGAAGCCCGGGGATCGTCATCAACCCCTCGGCCAGCAGGCACAGCAGCAGTTGTCCGTTGAGCGTGATGCTCATGGTGAACAGCGGGTCGTAGAAGACAGAGAACTGGTTGTTGCTGTCGCCGTAGACGCCGTTGAGCGCCAGTTTCAGCATGGCGCTTTCAGCGGACTTCTTGGGGTATGACTTGCGCTGCTCGAACAGGTACTTGTAGATGGCGACGAAATCCTTGCCTAGATGTGCAGGATGAAAGCCGTTACAGATAGCCAGATTTGGATAGTAAGAAGTGACATCAAGGTCCACAATGACTTGTTCGTCATTGGACTCGATGATCTCAGACTCGACGCTTCCATGAATACCGCCAAGACCAAACACGAAAGTAAAGCCATTGATGCAAGCAGTAAGGTCATTGAAAACTCCTTTCGTTTCAGTGATTGATTGCTGCTTGAGCCACTCCATGACCCGGGTGAACTCGGGCTGCTCGAACCTGATCCACGGCAGGATAGCATCCTTGAGGTGGATCACCGGGCGCTTGGTCTGCCGGGGTGTGCGGCCCTTGTCGCCGTAGTCGTAGCAGGCGACACCGGCTTCCTCCAGCTTCATGACGAAGTAGTCCTTGCCGATCTTGGTGTCGTTGTGGTTCATGAAGTCCCGGGCGTACTTGCGCGTCAGTTCCTCACGGAAGTGCAGCATGTCGAGGCTCTTGTGATAGAACGCCTTGGTCTGCGCCACATCGTGCTGGTTGTACTTCTTGAGCACTTCGATCTGCTCACGAGTCAACGTGGTGCCCACTTTGAACGGTAAGTCCTCGATGCTGTCGGAGCGCATGTTGAACTCCAGCACCTTGAGGCTGGTGGCCCGGGCCTTGTTGTCGAAGTGGTGAATCTTGAACAGGTCGATCTGGGTGACGAACTGATCGGACGGCTTGACGAGGTGCATCCATCGGTCACCATCTTCATCCTGCGATCCGATGATCGCCATCGCCTTCTGGTACAGCGTGGCAGCGTCAGCCTTGCCCATGCGGATCAGCGTGTGCAGGACCGGGTAGTCGAACCCGAGGTTGTTGAAGCCCACCATGCGGGCGTTGGTTTCCTTCAGGAACTGGAGGAACGCGATGATCTCGCGGGAGTCGTTGCGCCAGTCGCTGATCTCAAACATCCAGCGCAGCGGGGCGTCCGCATGCTCCACCGCCAACGTGAAGACGTTGGGGTAGGTTTCGATGTCGAACACATAGTCGTTACTCATTACTGTTACCGGGTAGGTGGGAGTGGCTGATCTGACGACCCAGATTGTCGGCGTTGCGCTTGCAATAAGCTGCCATGTAGCAGCCAGTCCCGATTCGTTTACTGACCCATCATGAAGGGCGGCAGGCCTGCCACAGCGGCAGCAGTGACACCCATAGGGTTAGCAGCGGGAGCCATTTGACCAAACGGTGCAGCAGGCATTCCCGGCATCGCTGTTGATGCGAAGCCCGGGGCGGCAGCGGGAGCACCAGCCACAGCGCCGAACAGGTTCGATGCGTCCACGGCACCCTCGCCGAACGGGGTGTCATCGCCAGCGAACTGCACGGCAATCAGGTCGCAGCGGATGCCACGGCCGTGCTTGTTCTCTTGCAGCCACGGCTTGACGGCAGCGTTGACACGGCAACCACCATACATCTTGCGGGCAAGCTGCTGGTAGGCCATCGTGTTGGCGGGGTCGATGGGTGATCCATCGCCTTGGATCATCTGCGGCTGCGAGTCACGGCCAGCGGTGATGAACACATGACCGGCGTAGCCATCGTAGGGCTGAAAGGTCTTCTTGTTGACCTTCTCCTCACCACGGCCAAAGCAGCGCAGCTTGCGGTCGGCTTGGATCATGCCCATGACGGTCTGGGCGTGTTCTTTCCACTTCTCCAGTGCCATCGCGCCGTACTTCTGCATGAACTGCTGGAAGCCAGCGTGGTCCTGCGGCATGATGAACTCGCAGTTGTACGAGATGCGCTCTTTGCCGGTCTGCTCGTTGACCTGACGCTGAGGTTCAGCGAGGTGGGGGAAAGACAGACGGACGTTCGAGAGGAAAATGATTTCAGACATTACAGTTACTCCAGTTTAGGAAAGCCACGAGGGCAGGGATTCGGCAGCAGGTGCTGCCTCGACTGCGCTGAACATCGGCGCAGCATTGGTGATGACAGCAGGACGGCTGTCAGATTCGGGGACCACGGTCAGCTTGCCAGCCAGCTTGGTGACGTACTCCTGCTCCATCCGTTTGAGTTGGCGGTCGGTCAGGGACACCTTGGTGCCGTCACGCTTCTCCCACGTCAGCTTCTCAGCCTTGGCAGGGGTCACGAGTTTGGTTTCGTAGATCGCAGTCTTGGGGATGCCCATCTTTTGCAGCTTCTCGGCCATCTCCTCCTCAGGCAACGCCCAAGCGCGGGAGCCACGACCGTGGACCAGCTTGAGGCCGGGGATCGGGGTGCCTGCCTCTAGACGGCGCAGGGCTTCCTTCTCGACGGCTTCGAGGAGTTGGCGCATGAGGGGTGCGGCCTCCATGATCTGACGAATCTGGGCATCGTCCATCTGGGCCGGGTCTTTGTCGGCAGACTGCTGCGCGACATCGAGCGTTTCGGTTACGACTGGTTGGAACATGATTCCTACCTCCTTCATTACGTTACCTGCCAGCGCGGCGCAAGAGCCTTTGGCGCGGCAGAATTTACATTGACTTTCGCCCGGGACAAGCGGTGCATCCGGTGCATCGGTTGCGGCAGCTTGCACGATGATTGTACCCATGTTGGTCAGCATGTCACGCACATCACGCTCGAAAGATGTGATGGCCTTCATGCCCTTCAGCGCCAGCTTGGGCTGGATGATGGTCATGATGATCCGCTTGACCGGGTACTCGACGTTGATGGGCAGCTTGTAGCCTGCCAGCACCCCGTAGGCGTACTGCTCAAGCTGCATGTTGCCCTCGGCGCTCACCACGCCCATGCCGTCCTTGTAGTCGATCAACTCGATCCAGTCAGGGCCGATGATCTGGCAGTCCACGGTGCCCGACAGGTCATCACGACCCAGCAGGAACTTGGGGTCCACCCGCTCCTCAGAGATGATCTTGAACATGCCGTTCATGGACCGCTCACGGATGTAGTCGATGGCAATCTTGACCCGGGCAGCGCGGTCAGCGTCAACCTTGAACTCACCATCGTCGTCGGCAAAGACTTCACCGACTTGGGTCATCGGGTCGATCAAGCCAGCGTCGATGCAATGTTCCAGCAGCGTGTGGCTGTGGGTGCCGTCGATGGCGGCAGCACCGCTGCGTTCATCGGGGTACTTGGCCTCCTCACGGATACTGCCGGGGCACAAGGCCCAGCGGTGCCGTTTGGAGGGCGACAGTTGGGCGTGGGCTGTCATCGAACAGCACCCGATTCGTCTGTGCCGAACTTCACCCACTTGTAGGCGGCGCGGCCACAGTTGCGGTCAAGCGTGACGTGACCAGTGAAGAACCGGCTACCCGAAACCACTTTGTACTGAGCATCGCGCCAGTTGACGCCACTCTTGCGCAGGCTGGCGCGAATCTGTTTGCACTTTTTGGCGTTCATGCTTTTCTCCAAACTCGGGCACCCAGTTCAACGCCAGCTTTGTCAACCACGGTGCGCACGAGGAACTTGCGCCCGGTGTCCTTGGTGACACGGCGGGCGTGGTTCGCCAGTGCCGAGGCACCGATGGGCACCATGAACGAGTCGCCTACTTCAAGTTGGCGCAGTTCAGGGTACTTCTCATCGCGAGGCTTGCCAGCGGCACGAGTGGGCATGGGGATGTTTTTCTCGATCTTGATGGACATGATCACGCTGCCTTCAGTTGCTCAACACCTTGGAACAGAGCGCCGTAGTGCTCGGGCTTCACGTCGTTGATGTTCTGGTAACCCAGACCAGTCAGGACGGCTTGAATCTGAGCACCTTTTTGCGGACCCATTGCCTTGTAGGCACCCATCACGTAGTCGATCAGACCTTTACCATCGGTGAACGGTGCGCCACCAGCAGCCGGTGCAGCCGCAGGAGCGGGAGCCACGAACGCAGGAGGAGCAGGCATCGCAGGTGCAGCGACCACAGGAGTCGGGGCGGCAACAGGTGCTGGCGCAGGGGCTGGAGCGGCCACGGGTGCAGCAGCCTGTACAGGTGCAGCAGCAGGCGCTACATTGGAGGTTTGCAGTTGCGCGGTGAGAGCCTGAACAGCTTGGGTCAATGCTTCAATCTTGGCTTCGAGTGACATAAAGTTTCTCCTTCGGATTACCGGTTACAGGGGGTTGAATGGTGACGCGATCTTCGATGAAGGCGTCAACGAGTTCACGCAAGACCTCGCTCGGTGTCCCGAACTTTCTGGCCTTGGCGTGAAACTTGGTGCGCGTCTTGTCTGACACTCGGACAGTCAAGTACGCTGATTTGTTGATAGGGATCATGGTGGAGACATTTTTTGCTGTCGATGTTGAAAGTGTAGCACGTCTGTGCAACAATACAACCCATGACACCAAAAATTTTTCAACGGGTCCAAGAAAAAACCCCGGGGTCTTGTGAACCCCGGGGTACCCTTTAGGAGACTTCCGTGAAGAAACTGGCAACTGCAATCACCAGCGAGAAAAGTATATGACAGCACCACAGACAGTGCAACCGCATCCTGCATCCATCGACGCCTACATCAGACACGGCTGGAGCCTTGTCCCGATTCCCGGTGGCACCAAGGGGCCGAGCACCCCGGGCTGGAACCTCAAAGAAAACGCACTCAAGGCTCAAGGCGATCTGCCTCCGGGCTTCGGCATCGGTCTGGCCCATGCGTACAGCGGCACAATGGCGCTGGACATCGACAACTGGACCATCACCACGAGCCTGCTGGCCGAGCACGGCATCGACCTGCAAGCCCTCTACGATGCACCCGATGCGGTGATCATCAACTCGGGCAAGCCCGGGCACGGCAAGCTGCTGTACGCCATGCCCTTCGGCGCTGCGCTGCCAAGCAAAAAGATTCTGCACAGCGGCATCACCGCCTACGAACTGCGCTGCGCCACGGTCAGCGGCCTCACGGTGCAGGACGTGCTGCCCCCTTCGATCCACCCCGAGACACGCCAGCCCTACCACTGGGCCGGTAAGGGTCACTGGACCCGCTTGCCGGTGATCCCACAGGCGATTCTGGACCTGTGGAACGGCATGCTGGCGCAGGACAAAGAGCGCACCATCGCCACGGACGGCACGATTGACGCCTCGTGGGAGGAGATCAGGCAGGCGCTGGAGTCGGTTCCCGCTGACTGCTCCCGCGACGAGTGGGTGTCCATCGGCATGGCCCTGCACTGGGCGGGCACCCAGACCAATCAGCTTGAGCAGGGCCTGCAACTGTGGAACGAGTGGTCCTCCACCGCCCAGTTCAAGTACCCCGGTGAGCGGGAAATCCTGACGCAGTGGATGTCGTTCAAGCCGGACAAGGCCACCGCTGTCAAGTTGGGGACATTGTTTCACATTGCCCGCCAGCACGGATGGAGCCGCCCAATCCCCGATGCGTCCGAGTTGTTCAGCAAGATCGACATCCCGGTCATGGAGCCGTTGGACGTGATCGACGGGCTGCGCCCCAAGCCACCCGAGATGAACATGGACCTGTGGCCCGCCATCCTGCGCCAGCGATCCACCGAGATCAGCGAAAGCGTGGGCTGCGACCCTTTGGTCCCTTTGTTCGCTGGGTTGGCCGCTGTCTGCGGGGTGGTTGACGCCCGCATCCGACTCGAACTC